CCACCGAACGCGCCCGCGAGAGCGGCCTTCAGCTTCGCCCCGAACGTCGAGGTCGCGTTCGCCACGTGATTGATATCCGCGGCGAAATCGTTGGCCGAGTTGCTGGCGTTATGGAGCAGATCGACGATCTCCAGCCATTGCTCGGGGATGGGCTCCCCATTCGCCCGCATCTGCTCGATCCCGGCGTCGATGACGGCCGCGGCCGTGGCCGCCTGATCGAACTCGATGTTCAGCGAGCGGCCTCGCTTCGTCGCTTCGGCCAGGGCCAGTGCCCACACCTGCGTCTCCCGCGCCGCGGCCTTGATCTTGTCGTCGCCGAGCAGCACGCCCACGCGGTTCTGTTGTGTCGCCGCGAGCGCCGCCGCCTGCTCGATCCGCGACTTCAGCGACTCCCCGAGCGCATTCGACCACTCGATTGTGTTGCGGATCGGGGTCGTCAACTGCTTCTCGATCGCCTTGCCCGCGGCGTCCACATCCGACGGCACCTGCTTCCCGAGCGCGTCGAACCGATCGGCCACGCCCTTCACGTCGGTCTGCAATTCCTGCAACTGCGCGCGGGTGAGCTTAGAGAAGTCGCCACCGAACACCGTCTTGACGACGCCGAGTTTCACGATCAGATCGTTGAGCGCCTTCGTACCGGAGAACGCCTCGGTGAGCCGCTTCACTTCATCGGCCGCACGCTGCGACGCACTGGCAGCATCCTCGAGTCGCTTCTTATAAACCTCCATCGCCGCGGATGAGTGGTGCAGATTCGCCGCAACGTTCTCTACGGACTCGCCGACCTTGAACGCGGCGGCGATCTGTGCGCGCTGTGCGGGATCGAGGGCCGCGAGTTCTCGATTCACCGCGGCGAGCTTCGCCACATAGTCGGTCGTTGACGCTCCGGCGTCCTCGGCCGCGGTGCCAAAGCCCTTGAGATGGATCGCCATCCCGGTTACCGCCGGACCTAGTTTCCCGGCCTCCTGCGTGCCTTTCTCCCACGCCTGCGCCACATCGACCGACAGCTTCGTTCCCTTCTCTAGCGTCGGCTGGAGCCCTTGCAGTCCGGCGTTGTAGGCCGCGATCACGTTCTTCGCCGTTTCGAGCGATTCGACTTGGTGACCGACGATAAGCGCGGCCGTCTCACCAATCGAATTGTTCTCGGCGATCTGCTTGCGCAGCTTCTCGTGCTCGTCACCGAGCGCGTTGATCTTTTCGATCACCTTTTCGAGATAGGTGATGACGGCGAAGATCACGATCCCCGAGATCGCGCCGCGGAGCAGGTTCACGCCTACCGTCGCCACGGTCGAGGCCGTCCCGACGCCCGTGATGGCATTGCTCACGCCCTGGATCCCCGCGACCGCGCCCTGCGTCGCGCCGATCGCCTTGAGCGCCTTCTGCATCTCGGCGATCGTGGTGATCGTCTTGCCGATGGCGAACGCGATCGGTCCGGCGGCGCCGAACACAGCGGCCACCGCGATCGCCGATGTCTGCACACTCGGCGGCAGTTCGGCGAACGCCTTCACCATCCGGCCCACAAAATCGAGCAACGGTTGGAGATTGGCGAGCACCGTCTTGAGGGCCGGCGCAAGTTGATTGCCGAACGCGATCGCCGTGGCCTCCGCCTGCGCCTTCAACTGCTGGAAGGTGAACGCCGACGTCTTTTGCGTCTGCGCGAACGCATCACCCAGTTCGTCGGTATTCTGCTTCAGGTGAGCGATGATCTCCGACGCGCTCTTGCCCTGCGCCGCGGCGGTGCCGAGCACGCCAGCCAGGGCGCGCGAGTTGCCGAGCAGCGCGCTCAGCGCTTCATCGTTGCCCTTGAACTTCACGATCAGATCTTGCAGCGTCGCCTGGAGCCCCTTCTCGCGGATCTCCTCCTTGACCGCTTTGAACGACAGCCCGATCGAGTCGAGCGCCTTCTTCGCTTGTGGGGTTTCCTGCAAGATCGCGACGAGCGTGGCACGCAGCGATGTCGTCGCCTCCGCGGCATCGACACCGAGGCGCGAGTAGCTGGCGATAAACCCGGTCACCTCCTCGAACGACACACCCACCTGCGCGGCCACACCGACCACGCGGCCGAGCGTGCCGGCGAACTCGCTCGCCTCGGCGCCGCCGTCCTTGACGGCCTTGAACAGAATCTCGGTCGCGCGGGCCGCATCGAGCCCAGACTTCGAGTAGGCGGTGACGGCCGAGACGACGGCCCTTGCGACGTCTTTCGTGTCGCCGAGGCCCACGGTGGCCGCTTGCGCGGATTTCTTGAGGATGTCGAGCGCCTGCGCGCCTTTGATCCCGGTGGATGTGATCGACAGCAGCGCCGCGGCGAGTTCTTGCGGGCTCTTCGCGACGTCGCCAGCCATTGCCAGGACGGCATCTGAGAGGCCACCGATCTCCTCCGCCGCTATGCCGGAGAGGGTCGATACTTTCGTCATTGCCGCCTCGAAGTCCGTCGAGAACTTCAAGGCGACGCCGGCCGCCGCAACGAGCGGCGCGGTGATCCCGAGGCTGAGCGTGGTCCCGATGTCCGACACGGCGGAGCCGATCTTCGACAAGCGCTCCGCCGCGGCGTCCACTCCGCCGGCGAACTTGCCCGCGCCGGCGCCAGCCGAGGACAGGTGTCCTTCGAGCTTCGCCAAGGCCTCGTCCACGCGGCCAATCACCGCGGTGGCGAGATCCTTCATAATGAGCGCGCCTTCTACGGTGCCCGCGTCCATCGGCCCGCGCTACCTCCCACGTTTGGTTTCGGCCGCCTTGCGCTGCCGTTCGATCTCGGCCGACTGCTCACGCATCCACGCCTCGACTTCATCGACCACCGGGACGGGCGTGGCACACAGATCCTCGTAGCTCCACCGCATGAATCGGCAGATCGCTAGTTCCCGGCGCCAACCGGCTCTGGCGCGGGGGCGTTTTTTGCGGCCTTCATTTTCTCTACGTGCACATCGAGCGCCTGGTCGATTTCGATTGCCGTCTCCGTCGTCAGTGCGGCCATGTTCTCGGGCGTGCACGGGAGCGGCTTGCTATCGAGCCCGAGGAACGACCAGTTGGTGATGTACGCCTCGAAGCGACCGAGCGACAGGCGCACGAAGTCGAGTTCGTACGATCGCTTCGCTACGGTGTCGGGGTTCTTGATGCCCGAGACGCCCGAGCCCTGGAGCCCCTTCTCTTCGGCGTAGTTCAGGTACTTCTTGACTTCGATCCAGTCGCCCTGTTCGAGCGGGATCTGGATCGTTTCCGGCTTCTGCACGGCGATACGTGGCATTGCGGCTCCTACCTTCGCGGAACAATCCGCGGCATGCCCGACGCGAACAGTTTCATTCGACGATCTTCGTCGGCGGGATCTGGTGGTCCCACGTCGCCGTTGATGTCGAACTCGTACTGCATCGTCTTACTGACGGGCACACGCAGCGTCAGCGGCCGATACCCGAGCCATGCCGAAGTCGCGGTGCATCCCACGGCTTCGATCTGAAACAGCCGAGGACCGATGGTGGAGATCCGCCACGCCGCCAGACGCGCCGCGACTTGATAGCTCGCGCGAATCTCGCCGTCGTTGCCGGTTAGTTCTAGCTCCATCGATCCTCGGCTCGCGTGCCTAGCTGTCGAATCCGATGACGCTCCACGGACCGCCCGCGATGAACTTCATCGAGATTTCGTTCGCGCCCGTGTTCGCGTTGTTGAGCGACACGTTCACCCACGCCAGCCCCTTGCAGTACTTCGACGTCATCTGCCGGGACCAGTAGAGATACATGCGGACCGGCTCGCTCGACGCCGCTGCCAGGAACCACTTCGGCTCGTCCTCTTCGACGAAGCCGTTGATCGTTCCCGACACGTCGGGCAAGCCCTGCACGTACTCCTTGTTCAAGGAGCCAAACGCGGTGACTTCAACCGGATCGCGGCTGAGGTCGAGCGTCCACTCCTTCGCGCGCAGGAGTTCACTCGCAGCGGACGATCCGTCCGAGGCGATGAGCACCATCGCGTCTTTTGCGTGATAGGGAAGGGACACAGCTTCACTCCGTCCGTTGAGGCGCCTCGTCGCTCACCTGCGCGCGGGTCGCGCGGATGCTCGATCGAAGTGCGGTCAATCGCGACAGCCCCTCGTCGAATCCCTCGGCGTGGAGTGCAGCAGTCCGTGAGGTTGGCAGTCTGAGGCCTCCCGCCTCAGTCACTCGGCTCAGGCCACAGCTTCCCGCTGTGACGCGTGCTGCAAGTCCGCGACGACTTGCTTCGCACGTTCGATCCACGAGTGCCCGCTTACTGCCTGATGGAGCAGCGTCCCTATCGACTCGCGGCCCGCGGCGTCGGGTAGGTACTGCTCCAATAATTCCGTCAACGATTCGGGCGAGTAGAACGTCGGCACGACGCTCGCCCCGAACACTTCATCGACTTCCGCACGGAAGTCGGTCACGTGAAAACAGCCCATCGCGGCCAGTTCGTACGACCGCGGCCCGAGGCTTTCCGCCTGGAGCCGCACTTGCTGCGGGCCGTACTTGTCCGGGTCGTACACCGGGAACTCGTGCGCGTCCTGCCGAAACAGGTTGATCCCAATTTTCGCGTTGCGGTACAGCGCCAGCGCGATCACGTTCATCACCGCGTCGCCGCGGACATACTGACGCAACGGTGACGACTCTGGCAAGTCCCACGGCCCGTAGAGTCCCAAATCGATCCCCATCGCCTGCCAGGGCACCGCCTCGAATAATCGGATGCGCTCGGGCCAGCCCGTGCCGACGAAGACGACGTCGTGGTGGACGACCTCTTGCGCGTGCCGCATCGCTTCGTCGCGCTTCTCCGGGTTCCACGCGTGCGGCAGGTAGTGCGTCTCCGGGTTGGCTTTGCGGAGCCACTGCACGCACACCCGCTCGTTCGTCCACGCCAGATCGACATCCGGCAGAAGCGCCGCCTCTTTCTCTACGTCGTACGGCGACTCGGTGAGCAGGAGCGCCACCTTCACGGGCGAACCGTCCGACCGCCGCAACTGCCGGAACATCTTGAGCGCCTCGTAGTGGAAGAACATCCCCGAGACGATGATCACCCACTCCGGATCGTGGCGGAGCACGTAGGCCAGGGACAACTCTGACGCCCACAGCAGCGCATCGATCCCCGGTTCGCCGCGGCCAGTCTTTTCCTTCCGCTCGACGCACGCCTTGAAGAGCACGTCGAACCGGTTGCCGAAGAAGTACGGCACTACCTCGTGCCCGTTCGCGCGGAGCCCGTGCACGAGCCCGTCGAACACGTCAGCCGTGCTCAGTTCCGTGCAGGGATCAATGCAAACGATCTTCATTGGCATCCTCGACAATCACGAACGCGTAGACGTCATCGCCCTTGTCGCTTTCGAGCACGTATCGGCTCGCGACATGCACCGACGGGTCGCTCAGCCAGTTCGACAGGGCGTCGGGCGTGATGTTCCGGTAGAACTCCCACGCTTTCGGCTCGGCGCCATCGACCGCGGAGTGCGGGGCGCGCTTCGGCCCCGCGGCCGTCACGATCAGGATGCCGCCCGGTCCCACCATCCGGAGCGCGTGTCGGACGATCGCTTCCGCGCGGCTGGTGTGTTCGAGCACTTCGCAGCACACGACGCAGTCGGGCATGAAGGGCGGCACGTACACGCTGCCATCGGCTACGACGTCGACGCCCGGGCCGGGCGAGATGTCGACCGCATGGTACGTCTCGGCCTCATGGAACAGTGGGCGCACCGATCCGTTGATGTCGCGCCCGCCGATTTCCAGCACGCGATCCGGGGTGCGCTCGTAGCGTTCGAGCGCGGCTTTGACGAAGTTGAACGCAGCTTCGTGCATCAGAGGAACACCGAGTAGTCGCTGGCCTGCACCGCCGCACGCCATGCAATCACGTTGAACGCGAAGGTCACGGCGCCAAGTGTATCGCGTTCGAGTAGGTACGGCGGTTGGCGCCGCTCGATCTTCGCGTACTGGACGCCGCTCAGAAGCTCGTTGCTCACGTCGCCGAACACCTTGAACGCGGCCAGGGCGCGGCCTTCAGCCCGGTCCGCAGCATCCGATCGCGAGAACAGTTGCAAGGTGTGCAGATCGTAGAACTGCCCGCCGAACGCCGCCGAGCCATCGATCCCGTCGGGAAACCCCGGCGAGGGGATCAAGGCGATGCACTCGAACAGCGGGTTCGTGGCCTTCGGATTGATGGGCGGCAGGTAGCCGGCGAACAGGTCCGTATTGACGGTCCCGAGGCCGTTCGCTGCCAGCAGCGCGAGGAGTTCGGTGCGTGCGCTCATGCGACTAGCCGAGCGCTTTCTTCCACGCGGTGAATACGCGCTGGCCGATCCGGGTCGTGAGCCCCTTCGTCCACGTGTTCATCGGCCCTTCGAGATATTTCCAATGGCCGACTTGCGCCCAATGCTTGTAGCGCTTCCCGCTCGGGCTCACCCCTTCCGTGTGGCCGGCGCGCGGGTTCTCGTGGATGGGCCACGCGTACGGGGCCGCAGTGCCGCCGAACCCGAACTTGACGGCGAACGCGCGCGCGACGCCCGCGAAGAGCGGCTTCACGAAGCCCGAGGACGCCAGCCCGCCGAGATCGCGCGGCACGTGGTTTTCCTTGATGTCCGTCATCAGGATCTCGGCCTCTTCGACGACGGCCTTCGCGAGCGTGACGGAGCCAGCCGCACCCATCGCCTTCAGCTTGCGGCGCATTTTGTCGGTGCCGGTCCACGTCATCTCGAACGACTTACCGCCCTTGCTGTTGTGCTCAGCCACAGTACACGCTCGTGGTGAGGTTGCCGCCGAGGGCGGGCTGCACCCCTTCGCCGAGCGCCTGCAAGGTGGGGATCGTGCCGTCGGGCAGTTCGACCGCATCCTCCGCGCCGAGGATCACCGGCTCAAGAAACGTGATCTTCGAGGTCGCGACGAACTCCGTCCCGCCCGCCGTGCGCACCAGTCGGTTGCTTTTGCCAACGAGCGCGTCGTAGCGCACTCGGGTCGGCCGCTTGGGGGTGCCGTCCTCGTTGCGCGTGGGTGGGGAGGCCGTGCGCCGCACGTAGACGCTGGCGAGCAACCCCCCATCGCCCAAGATGCGCTTCGCCGTCGCCACGCCGCCGCGGAGGATGTCGGCGAGCCCGCTCATACCCGCGCCAGCGGCACGGTGCCGCTCATGCCCGGCTGAATCAGGGAACCCCACCCGGCGACGAACTGCCACGCGCTCGGGGCGATCGCCGACTGCCGGACGGTGGCCCCGGTGGGTAACGGTTGAAACTCTAGCTCCACGGTGTCGGCCTTGATCCGGCGGATCCCCTGCGTGTCGGTGGCACTGTCGAGCGCGCGATCGGCCGCGGCGATGATCCGGGCCTGCTCGCTGACCGCCCACTTCAACTCCAGCGGGATCCCGACGACGACTTGCGCGGTTTGTGGGTAGACCAGCCCGAGCCGTGGGAAACCGAGCTTCTGTGTGTTCGTCTGTGCATTGCCGTACCACCGGACGTAGGCCTCGAACTGCCGCGTGGCGGTGATCAGCGCCCGGTTCCGGACGTCCACGTCCAGCGAGGCCCACAGCGACTGATCGGCGTCCCCCACGTACTCTTCGTGGTAGGCGTCGGCCTCGGGAAGCGTGGCGTAGCTGTTCGAGGCTACGCCGGCTTCTGTGGCGTCGATCACGGCCGGCATGCCCTAGGCTCCAATCTCCGCGATGCGCTTTCCTAGGGCCGCCAGGACGGTCGCACGGCCCTTCCCGGCCTGTTCTGCGATCTCCCACTCGGCCAACTCGGTGATGTCGTCCGACTCCTTCACCATCTCGATCGCGTCGTGCGCGTTGAGCGCGCCGAACGGCACGGCCTCTGGTGCTGCGGCGGGATCGGGCTCAGGCTCGGGCGCCGGCTTCGGTGCCTTCGGCAGATCGGACGCCTTCGGCGGGGCCGTGGGCTTGCCGGCTGCATCGAAGTACGGGACGTGCTTCGTCGGATCGAAGTCCGAGAGGTTCATCGTGACGTACCCGGCCGGATGCTTCGTGCTGTGGACGGCGATGGTGGGCAGAACGCGGACGTTCATGGCTGATCCTCACGCCGGGGGGCCAAAGGGCGGGCGGCCCAAGGAGAGTTTCCCGGCTGGTGGACTCTCCCGGGCCGCCACTGTAGCAGACGGCGAACCTAGTTGTGAACTAGGCCGCGCGCATCCGCACGCCCAACGTGCCGTCGAGCACCTTGACGCCGTAGAGCACGTCCAGCGCGACGTAGACCGCCGATGCGTTGCCGTCGTAGAACAGCCGCGAACGGATCGCCAACCCGGTCGCAGGGTCGGGGATCGACTCCACCTTCGCGCCCAACTGCGACGCGATCGTCGGCAACGGCGCCATCGCGAGCGCGGCCACGTTGCGGTGGAACATCATGTTCTGCGTTCGCGTCGCCCCGCCCGCCCCGCTGGCCTGCACGATCACGAGGACCGTGGTATCCGGAATCGCGGCCAGAAGCGGCGACGTTAGGGTGAGCGTCGCAGCACCGCCCGAGGCGGTGACGTCCGCGGCGATCGAGTACTGGTCGGTTCGGCCCGAGATCGTCAGCACGTCGCCCGCCTTGATTGCCGCGGTCGCCGTGAGGCTGATGATCGCCACCGACGTCGCGCCCGCCGCCTGGATGCCAGACGCCGCGCCCGTCAGGTCCGCGATGTTCGTGGACGTGACCGACGGGACGTTCTGGTTGGCGAAGAACTCGACGCCGAACTTCGTGCCGAGCGTGCCGCGCAACTGCGTATTGACCGCGGCGTCGCCACCGCCCTGGTACTGCGAGAAAGCCTGCAAGCCGAGCAGCTTTTCCTCAAGGTACCCGTCGATCTCCGCGTGGAGATCGTTCATCGGGACGGCGTTGTTGAACAGCACCCGGCGCGCGGCCAGGATGTCGGCGATCGATGCGCTCGACAGCGTGACGTCGGTGTAGTAGGGGATCCCCTTCCACATCGCCGCGTTGAGGTCCGAGTCGATCTGGTCGGCGATCGCATACGCCGCGGGGCGGATGTGATCGTTGATGATCTTCTCGCCCGTGTACGCGAGTTCCTTGTCCGTTAGGGAGAACTTCACTTCCTTCCACTTGTCGAGGACGATCGACACGCTGGAGGGATTGAGCCCCTGCGCGCTGGACGGGGCGTCCTGCGCGGTGAAGGTCCCGGGCTTCGTGATCTGGATCGTGGAGCCCTGCTGCTGCGTGGTCTTGTCGTAGCCGCGATGCACGCGAGCCGCGAGGCCGAGCGCCTTCTCCAACTGGATCAGCGCTTCCTGCGCGTACCAAATCGGGTCGTACGGGTTGATGACGTTAGACACGGGTCCAACTCCTTACGTGTGAGGGTTTGAGATCCCCCCACGCCAAGGTCGCTGGACTCGTCCCGAGTCCGTCGCCAACGCTTCCCGCGTCGGCACGCTCTAAGGCGGGGTAGTGGTTGAGTCTCGAACGTCTGTCGCGCGCTTACGCCGACTCGATGCGCAGCGCGACGCCGGCCTTTTTCGCCTGTTCCTCGGCCGCTCGGAACTTCGCCGGGTCGCGGGCCGCATCCCGGCTGAGCACGAGTTCACTGCCGTTGATCCCACCGCCAGGAGCGCCAGCGCCAACCGGAGGCTTCCCGCTTCCGCCGCTGCCCTCGAAGTAGTGGTCGAACTTCGCTTCTAGTCCGGCGATCCACTCGCCCATCTCGACGGGCTTCGGTGGCGTCTTGCCGAACAACAGCGACTTGCCGTCCTCACCATACGGGACGAGCTTCATTTCCTTCGATCCCTCGTGGATCGGTTCGAGCTTCCAGACACTCGCCGCGCGCTGCACCACGTCGCCGATCGCCGACGCGCGGACCTTCGCGCTCGGAGCCGCGACCGCGACCTCGCGCTCGATCGCCATGCGTGTCGCGTAGGCGTTCGCCTGCGTCACCTGATCGGCGGCGGCGGCCAGCTTCTCGGCCAGCGCCTTGATCTCGGCGTTCTTCGCCGTCGAGATCTTCTCGGTGGCCTGCGCGATCACCTGATCGAGCTTGCCCTCTTTCAGCAGCTTCTCGGTGTCGAGCTTTTCGAGTTGGGAGATCGCGTTCAACGCGAGGGCGGGATCGGTAATGCCCTTGAACTTGTCGAGGTTGTCCTGAAGCTCGCGACTTTTCTTCTCGGCGGCTTCCCGCGACGCGCGCTCGGTTGCCAGGGCGGATCGGAGCTGGCCGTTCTCCTCGACGTCGAGGGTAAACGATCCGTCGCCGGCCTTCACGTAGAGCGCCTGGATCGGCGCTTCGAGCTTGGAATGTTCGTCCGCGGTGAGCTTGGCTTTGAGTGACATGCGCAATTACCCTACGCCCTGAGAAACTAGGCTGTCAAAGACTTTCGCGATCACGCCTCGCCGAAAAACTCCCGCCGGGCATACTCCGCGAGGCTCGGTTCCTCTGCTGTAGTGGGCGCATCGGCGACGTGTTCGCGGTCCGCGTTGACGATTGGCCGGACCACCGTCCAGCCCTCGTCGCACTCCACGCGGAGGCTATCGCCGCGCACGATCCACGCCCCGACGATCCGCCGCCGGTGCCGGCGGTCGGCGGTGTCCCATACCAGCCAGCGGCCGTCGTCGTCACGCTCGTCGCGGAGCACGATCCCGAAGTCCACGCCGCCTGTCTCCAGTTCGATCGCGAACGGTCCCCACGCGAGCGGCGGATCGCCTAAGTCCTCCGCGCCACGCGGCGCGACGCCCTGGATTTGGGGAGGGATGGGAGCCGCCGATTTGAACGCCATGCCGTCACCTGAAGAATTGATCGAGGGTGCGCCCGCCGATCCGTGTGATGCCGCGCTTGCGGAGGATGTCTTTCACGCGCGACGCGTTGCTGCCGAGTTTCACGTACGCGATCTCGCTGAAGTCCACGTACTTCCGGATCATCACCTCGCCGCCGTACTTCCCCGCGAACACGGCGAGGGTGTCCTGCTCCGACGCTGCGCTGTTGCGGTGTGGGTTCGTCGCGCCGTAACGATCCTGATCGTGCGCGAACAGATCGAGTCGGTGCAGCGTGGATTCCTTCAGCACCATCTGCCCGTCGCTGAGCGCTTCCGTCGTGCTCCAGTTCGGCGACGTGAAGAAGTAATCCGCGCCGCCCGTCACGATGTCCTCCTCCGAACTCATGCCGCTCTTGGGGATACCCTCCGCGAACCGTGTCGTCGTCGAGAGCATCGCCTGATGGTCGCCCGAGAAGATTTCGGCCACCTTCTCGGCGTAGCTCGCACCGTAGCCGTGGACGCCCGTGATGTTGTGCCGCAGATCGACGATCCCGGTTTTGGCCTTAATCTTCGCCCACGCCGCGTCGGTGAACTCGACGCGTGCCGAATCGAGCGCGCCGCGACGCACCACGAGATCTGCCGGCGTGACGCCGTACTTGACGCGCGCATCCCGCAGAATCGTCGCGCGCTCCGTCGAGGTATACGCGCGGCTCACGCCCTTCCCGAAGTAGCGCAGGAACGCGTTCTCGGCGTACTGGCGCCACGCCTCCTCGCTCGGAGCGCCTGCCACCTTGACACCAACCTCGCGCATGATCTCGGCGAGCCGAGCCTCGGTGGGTGCCGCGCCCTTGATGAAGATCTGTACCGTGTTCTTGAACGCCCACGGCGCCGACGATGTGTTCGGCACGAGATGCACGCGGGCCACGAAGTCCTTGCCGACGATCTCGGCCGTGCGCCCTCCGTTCCCATACGACAGCGCATCACGATCCGCTAGGTTGACGATCGACGCCTGCCCACGCACCGCCGTCTGCTTCGGGATGCGCATGAACCCGATCGCGTTGGGCTTCGCCTTCAGCGATCGTTCGAGCGCGTCGCCGGCTTGCTCGGTGAGCTTGAACTTGAACTCGTGGCCCTGGACGCCATCGATCACCACAGGCCGCAACCGCACGTCGAGCAGTTCCACGTCGCCGCCGTCCCATGCGAACGAGGATCCCCGCCCGGGCTCCGCCTTTGCCGCCTGGAGGGCTTGATCGAGGGTGAACGCCCCGGAGGTATCCGCCGGCCTGTACGACGCCACCGCGGCCTCCTCGCGCTTGATGGCCGCGAGTTCGTCGAGGATCTGTGTCCGCTTCTCCACCAGCTTCGCCGTGCGCGCGTCCAGAATCTCGGTGAGCTTCGCTCGTGTGGCGGGTGAGGCCTTCGGCAACACGCGATCGATGTAACCCTTCCAACCGCCCTCGCGCTTCTGGAGGGTGAGGATCCGATCGATCTGCTGCACCGCCCGATCGCCGAGATAGTCCGCGGAGCCCAGTCCGGCCTTGTCGAACACCTGCTTGTAGTAGGGGTTTTTCGGTGACGCGAACACGTCCCACTCGGTGATGTCGCCGAGCACCGACTCGGGCTTGAGCCCGGCCTTCGCGCGGAACAGGAACGTCCCGCCCTGATCGATGCGCACCACGTCGCCCGATGTGGTCACGACGAGGTTGTCGAGCCCGGTCCCTACGGCGTCCCAATTCCCCGTCAGCACGTCGGCGGCGAACCCGTCGAGCACTTGGTTCGCCTGTGCCTCGGTGAGTCCCCCGAGCGCGCCCACGGTGCCGCGGTTTTCGAGCACCTGCGCGGCGTGCGCGATTCGGCCGTCGCTGAGCGTGCCGACGATTGACTTCGGCGCCTTGATCCCCAAGTCCGCGTAGATCCGATTGGCGAGCACTTCGCTTTCGGCCTGTCGGGCGTCCTCGTAGAACTTCACATACCACTTCGAGCCGTCCGGCGCCTGATAGAGCCCGCCCGGATTGCTGCCGCCCTGTGGGCCGATCTGCTTCGTCACGAGCTTGTCGAGGTCTACCTGCACGGCCTCGGCGGGCGGTGGCAGCGTGATCGCCTTTGCGGCTTTCGCGACCACCTTCTCGCCGATGGCGGTCTGCGTTTCGGCTGCCGCTCGGATCAACGCGTCGCCGATACTCAACGGGCTCCCGGTCCCGAGCACTTGCGCCTTCGCGTACTGAAGGAAAATTTGATCCGCTGTTTTCGCGTCGAGGACTGACAGCGCGGCCTGTATGTCCTCCTTGCCGTGCGTGGTGATCAGCGTCTTGATCTTCTCGTATGCAACATCGACCGCCTTCACCTGCGATCCGGTGAGCCCTTCGGTGATATCCGTGCTGGCGCCCGACCCGAACAATTTCTTGAGCCACGCATCCTCGTCCGGCGGGACGATCGTCACCGTCTTAGGCGCGTACTTCGCGATCAGATCCTTCGCGCCGCCCTCGGTGAGTCCTTCGACCAGTTGCAACGCTTCGCCGAGCGTGACGTCACCGCCGCTGATCATCAGTTCGCCCTTGTAGAACGCGACCGCGGCGTCCTGCTGTGTTTTCGACAGCTTCAACCCCTGGTTGACCAGATCGGTCAGTTCAGCGGTGCTGATCTGCTGTGCCTCGGGCGAGCCGAGCAGATCCTTGAACGACTGCGACAGGAGATCCTTCTGCGGTGCGATGGCCTGCTTCGCGGCTTTCTTCGCGGCCGTCGCCAGCTTCTTCGCCGCGGCCTGCTTCTCGTGCACGGCCTTGAGCTTCGACGTGTATGTTTCGAGCGCGGGATCAAAGTCCACCGACACCTTGAGCGCCACGTTGTCGAGCCCCTTCAGCCGGGCCGCGATGATCCGTGCGTCGTCGGCGAGACTCGTCGAGACGAACTGGCCGTTCACCTTGATCACGTTGATCGTGCCGATGTTCGGGATCTTCGCGAGGATCTCCGACTTGTGGATCGTCGCCGAGTAGAGCTTCACGTTCTGCGGCGCGTCGGCCGCCCATGCGGCCTCCGGCACGATGCCCTTCTTCTCGATCGCCGCCCACGTGGATTTGGCGAGCCCGAACGGCGGTTCGAGGTTGCCGCCGATGTTGATCAGGCCGGTCACCGGATCCGCGGTCGTTTCCACCAGCAGCATCGGGTGCGTGATGTCGGTGTACTTGTCGATGTCCACCACGGTCGCGGCGATCGTGTCCTCACCCTTCGCCCATGCGGCCACGGCGTTCGTGAGCGTGTTGTTGTCCTGCGCGTAGAGCACTCCGTTCGATTTGATCACGATCGGCGTGGGCAACTGCTCGGCGCCCTTTTCGAGCGCGGCCTTCACGTCCCCCACCGTCACGTGCGCGCCGTAGTTCGGATCGATCTCCGCGATCTTGACGATGCCCGGCTCCGCGGCGTTCGTCTTGAGCGCGTTCGATACGGAGGACAGCTTGTAGTCGGAGGCTGTCGCCGGCTTGAATACCTTGTCGAGTTGCACCGCGGCCTTCTCGGACGCGCCCCAACCCTCCGACGAGATCCACTTCACTTGCAGGAGCGGCTTCTCCACTTGCAGGATCGCGTCGAGGTTCACCGTCGTCGCGTCGATCGCTTCGCCCTTTGCCCACTCAGCCAGGGCGGCATCGTGCCCGGCGATCGCGTACTGCTTCCCCTCGAACGTCACGAGCCGGAGCTTCCCCGGCGCCTGCTTCAACGCCTTCACCGTTTTGGCGTAGTTGCCCGCCTTCGTCGCGATCGTCTCCTTGTAGTCGAACGGGTAGAACGGGACCGGGTTTGTCCCGCCGAGCGCGGTTTCCATCACGAACTGATCCGACAGCGTACCGGCCCACGGCGGCACCGACTGCACGTCGAGCCACGGCCCCTTCACGAAGTTCCCGTCGGGATCGAGTGCGAAGGTTTTGAGCTTCAGCACTTCCGGCGGATCCTCCGGCATGAGCGGATACGATCGCGGGGCGGAGAACGTCTCGCGCGCCGGCAGGAGCGGCGGCACGTACGGCGTAGGCGGTGGGAACGCATCCGCGGTGGCCGTCTTGAGCTTCTGGCCCTTCCCCGTGGGGACGCCCTTCACCAGCCCCATCACGCAGCGGCACTGCGGGTGCATCGGCGGATGCATGCGCGGCCCGAGCGGCGTGAGGAACGGCTCGTTGATCCGCACTTGCTGCCCCTTCCCATCCTCCCCGACCATCTGCTTGCACAGCGGGCAGAGCCGATCGTCCTTCGTCAGCAGCCAGCGCTTGACGAGCCCTTGCCCGAGTGCCTTCTGGTTGAGCGCCGCCGTCCAGGCGGCCTGCTGGCCGGCGTTCGCCGCTTCGAGTACCTCCGTCCGCGCGATCACTTCGGCCCGAGCGCGCCGGAGCTTCGCCGCGTACTTCTCGATCCGCTTACTCGCGAGCGCTTGCTGCTTGACCGTGGTCGCAGCCGCGTTCTGTGCCGCGGCAAAGTTCGCCAGGGCCGTCGCACGCCGAGGGTCGAGGCCGACGGTCTGCTTGATGGCTCGCGCCGCGCCCTGGACTGTGAGCGTGCCCGAGGAGGCCTTCTGGATAATCGCGCGGACGGCCGCGCGCTGCTGGTCGGTGATCGAGACGATCAGCGTGGAGCCGCGCGTGGCGCCCCACAGCACGGCATGCGGGTTGATGACGCGGAACGATCCGCTGAAGGTGCCCGTCGCCGCGGTGAGATCGAACAGCGACTCGCCCTTCTGGTAGACGCCGGACGCCGCGTGCGCGAACGCATCGGTAAACGCGGGCGCCGCTTTGTCCCATCCCGACACGACCACGGTGGCCGCATCGTTGAAGAGCCCCTTCTTGAGTTTCGATTCGACGAGCGCCCAATCGACGGCGCCCTCCGCCTGCTCGGCCGCGTCGAGGACGATCCCGCGAAAGCCGGGGATCGCCTTGTCAGCCGCGGCGAGCAGATCCTCCCATGCGGCCACGGCCTACTGCGTCTCGTTCGACGCTTGCTGATCGGCCGGTGGGAGGGCGGGCGGCTTTGCCGCGGGCGGTAGTCCGTCGGATCCTGGGGCGCCCGTGTCGGCGGGTTCCTCGGTGCTGATCGTCTGCTGCTCCTCGGCGAAGGTGACGTTGGGCCGCGCGATCTCGCCCTGTTGGAAGTTCCAGTAAAGCGTTTCCTTCGAGACGGCCCCGGCCTGCCATGCGCCCACCAGCGCGGTCACCGTCTGCGCGTCCATGCCCATTTCCAGGTAATCCTGATTGAGCGTGACGGTGAGCTTCAGCGCCGCATCGCGATCGGTGCCACGCCACCATGCGTCGTAGCGCAGGAGATCGGTGAGCCCGAGCGAGATCGCGCGCGTGACGCTCGACAGCGTGGCGCCTTCCCCCGATCGGCGGATACGCACAGCCTCGGCCGTCTCCGATCGGTTCGGCTGCCCTTCGAGCAGGCGCGATCCGATGATCGACATTTGGCCTTCCTTGCGTTCGAGCGCTTTCTCAATCGCGCCGAGGCCTTGCCCGGTGAACTCCAGCATGCCGACCTTCGCTTCGGGTGGGGGAATGATCCACGCGACACCAGAGCCGACCTTGAGCCCGCCGGACTGTGCTGGCGCCGGTACGCCCGCAGCGATCGCGGCGGCCTGGGCGTTCGGCGCAATGTTCGGCCCGTTCCATCCGGTGACGTACGGCGTGGGGAGCGCGACGAAGTGCAGCGCGTGCTCGTGGTCCGCGCTCGTGCGGTAGTGCGAGAGGTTGAGCCGCACGAGATCGTAGAGCGGAGGGATCGCGACCTTTGGCTCGGGGCGGTTCGGCCCGAAGAACACGAACGGGATCCGCCCGGCGATCAGTTCTCCCCGGCGAAACGGAAACGCCCACGGCCCCGCAGTGTACGACTTCTTGCCGTCCTTGTCCGTCCCCTCCTGCCACACCCGCACGCCGACGACACGCGCGCCGGTTTTTGACACGGTGAGCAGTTGATACTCGCGGTACTGGCAGACGCTCTCGTAGCTGTAGGGATCGTCGCCCTTGGGCGTCATCAGTTCTTCGCGCAGTACCACGAGCGAGGGCGTCATCACGCCGTCGATCAGTTCCTCGCGCCAGTTCGTAATCGACTCGCCACAGTAGGGCGTCCACGTGGGCCGCTTCAGCACGTCGTTCCAATCGACCAGCACCCCGCCGCGGCCGATCGTCAGCACTTCGCTCAGCAGCCAGGACGAGAGATCTCCGAGCCCGAGCCCGTTGCCGCTGAGATCGTCGAGATCCTGATCCTTTCTGGCGACGACTTGCGCCGGCTTGCGGAGCACGAGCCCGGTGAGCCCGACCACGGTGCGCGAGGTTGCCGGGTAGAAGGTGGCCCGGTTGCAGTACGCCGCGAAGGCGGGATCGCTTTCGGCCAGCCCTTCGAGGACGGGGATGTACTCCGACTTTCTCGCCTTGAGCGCGTCCTCCCCGGCGGCCACGTCGCGGCAGGTGCGCCAGACGTTCGGCATCACGCTCGGGTGTTGGGTGTCGATGGGCATGGGATCCTCGGTGCGCGTTTAACACGTGCACGGTTTAGGTGTTGCGAGCCAGGGAACTCGCGCCCGGTCGATCCCCGATCAGGCTTTCCCCCTTCTTCCCGCTGTAGACCGTCTCGAACGTCTCCACCGGCTGCCGGCGCCGATGTTCGCGGATGCAGTCGTCGCACCGCCGGGTCACCCGGCCATCCACCAGGGCCGAGCGCGGGCACCGGCTCCGTGGATCCAGCCCCGGGCCGATGCACGTGACCGCCGTGCTTGGTTCTGGCGTCCTCGATAATGGCTGCTGTGGCGACGCGGCTTTCGGCACGGCCTGAGCCTTGCCAGCAGGGGCGATCGCCTCACCACGGGGCGGCGGTGGCGTTGGCGGGGCCTTCGCGAGCGTCTGGCGTCCCAACTCGGTGATCGCCAGTCGCACGCTCTGCGTGGTGCCGGTTTTCACCAGCAGCCCCTCCTTCACCAGCGGCGCCACGTGCCAGCGCATCCCGTGCGGCGATCGCTTGAACAGCATGGCGAGATCCCCGGGACGCACCGGCCCCGCGGCGGCAATGGTGAGCAGGATCGAGCGCGCGCTCAACGTCGGCCGCCCTTCCGCGTCCCTCGACACCGAAGCCGGCAAGGTGAGCGGCGCTGGCACCGGCTCCGCCACCTTGCGGCCGATCCGTGGACGTCGCTCCGGTTGCGGGCTCCCGGCGGCGTTCCGGCGGCGTTCCTCGGCAATGGCGAACAACCGGAGCGTGACGGACAGAGCACGATCGATCTTCGCGAGCGCGTCGAAGTGTTCGGCCCGACTGTCAATCAAGGCGATCAGCGCCGCCAGCAAGGCCTCGTGCGTCATCTCGCTCATCGCCGGAACCCCGCCAGCGGCACGATCCCGCCCTGCCCACCGGCCCCGTGGTGCTTGATTTCCAGGTACGCCCGCGTCACCGCGTCGATCTGATCGTCGTGGCCCTCGGGCACATTCTCGGCTTCGCTGAGGAACCGCTTGATCCAGGGTGTCGATTCATCCCCGACAAGGTAGACGTTCCCCTGCTCGACTTGTGCGGCGAAGGGCTTCCAGTTCGTGTACTTCGAACCGCTCGACGGGCGCCCGTAGTAGTCGTAGCCGGCGAGCGAGTTGCGATGCGTGCGGACGACCGTCTTGCCGGAACTGCCCGGTTCCTGCTCCTCGCGAATCGAGACGTGCGGCCCATCGTCGCGCGCCGTGCTCAACATCAGCGGCTCGGCGTCCTCCACCTGCGCGTGCTTCATGTCCTCGACGAAGATCCGCTCGGGCAGCTTGTCGTTGCGTAGCTCGACGCTCAGCCGTGCCCCGGCGGTGTAGTCCGGGTCGTGCCCCTTCACGACGTCGCGCGGGTCCGTCGCTGCACAGTCCCAAAAGCGCACCGTCGGCCGCCACGATTGCGGTAGTTCGGTCGGCCGGATGAACTTGAAGTTGCTCGCCTTGAACACCGTGCCCTTGCCGGCGCGCACTTTCCAGTTGCCGCGGCGGTAGCGCATGCGCTCGACGTAGGGCAGCGAATCGAGCTTCGCCTCGTAGCCAGGGTCGGCTTGCCGCAGCGTCGGGTTGTCCTCCAACGCCATCGGCACGAACGACAGCGACAGCGGTTGCCGCACGAGCGTCTGTCGCGCCTCGGGCACGCCGGCCGCTAGAGCCGCGGCAGCGTTCGGGTAGGTGCGACTGGTGCGATCAGCGAGATCGCGCACGTGAGGAAACGCGGCCAGGGCGTCGGCCTTCGAGTCGAACCATTGCAGCGCGTCTTGATCGTCACGCACGAGCCACCGCACGAGCCCGGCGCGCTCGGGGATCGCGTAGCCGGTTTCCTGATCGATCCACCACGCGAGCAGCTTCGCGAGCCAGCCGCCGGTGGGATCGTCCTCGGGGACCGGGTTGCACGTCGCCCGCAGATACGGCGCGACGCCGGACACCGAGCGGAGACACGCCGTCAGATCCCAAAACTGCCCGCCCGTGAACTCCTCCAACTGATCGAACAGGATCAGCGCGATCTGCGAGCCCTTCCACGCGAGCTTGTCCTTCTCGTGCTGCAAGTGCCGGAACTGCACCACACCGCCGCGTCGATAGTCGCCATCCGGTGTCGGCCAGCGCCACTCCATGCGGCCCGGGATCCCCGGCGTGGGGGTGTTCGGGAACACGCTGAAGGATTCGGGCCAGGGACCGCCGACAGCGGTCAGGCGGGGCGCGGTGCGCCGGAAGAGGACCGCGTTGAAGTCGCGGCGGTGGACGTGCCGTGTCGCTTCGAGCAGTAACCCGCGCGTCTTGCCGCCGCCCCGCTGCCCGCCCCCGATGCAGATGTCGGCCGGGCTCGACAAGAACATCTCCTGCGGCCCTTCATGTGGGCGGAGGGCTTCGTCAGGGAGCACGGCCGCAGCGACGGCGATTGCGCTCACGCGGCGGCCTCACGACCGCCGGGTGTGCTTCGCGTACTTGCCGCGGCGTCGATTACGGGGCGGGGCGGAGTGTCCAGCGTGCCAATGATCACCATCGGGGCACTTGAAGGGCTTCAGGCGTTCGAGTCGGCGACTGTGCTCCTTGCCGTTGGCGGCCACGGTGGCGATCGCCGCCGCCGCCATTTCGAATGATGGGTAGGAGCGGTGTCCTCGGCAGACCATCGCCCGACTACACGAACGCGCTATTCCCGGCCGCTTCGACTGCTCCCGCGAACGCCGAGAACCCGGTCTGCACTGCAAGCGCTTTGCGCTGCAACTCGTCCGGCCCGAGCTTCCCGCCCGTGTTCGGTCCGTCGCCGCGTGCTTCCCGCACTGTGTCCGCGATCGTCTGGTCGAGGGCCGCCTTCTGTGCTGCGAGCGTCGAATTGAAAGTCGCCACTGGTGACTCCTTTCGCTCGGACGCCAGCCACGTCGTCGCGCTTGGGTGAGGTTGGGACGGGAGATTGTCGCAAGTCCGAGTCGGTCCGGTCAAGCCGCCCACGTTTCCGGGCGACACTCTGGCGAGCCACGATCTGCTCTTCCGCGCTATAAGTCCCCTCCTCGATCGGCATCCCACGGCGAGCCGCCAGGACGATCCGGTCGTAGCCGCGGAGCATCGTCACGATCAGGTCGTTGACGTGCGTGCCCTCCTCGATCGCCACGCGACAGAGCCGCACGCCGAGGTCGTAGGGGAACTCGGGCGCGTCGGTGAACTTCAGACGTGGGTGCGGGACCAGTAGTGGCCGAGCCACGGGCGAGAGAGTAACACGGATTGAGGATCGCGCGGCGCCGGGGCGAGCACCCAAGCGCCGCGCGAGGAGAGGGACGGCCCCGTGACAGGGATGCCATCCACGAGGGCGCCGGACTAGCGCCCGCGTTCTTTAGGGCACGCGGAGGAACGGATCGGCGCTAGTGCCACGCCGTTCGCGTCCTTCTCGGGCCGCGGCGTTCTGCCGGCGAGCCGGGGCCGTCGCCCGCCAGAAGCCGCGGACCAGCACGCCGAGCAACACCGCCAGGATCAAGAACCTCGCCATCGTGGTACTACCTCCGCCCGTAGTGTTGGCTCAGGCGGGCGCCGGCTGTCAAGGTACCCACGGAGTTCCCTAACAAATACGCTAGAACGGTAAGGCCATGAGGGCCAGACAGAGCACCGCGTAGACCAGCCAGGGCCACGTCGCCGGCCCGAGCAGCGCCAGCAGCGCGAACACGAGCGCGAGCACCCCGAGAACCGGCCGCACCGGGATCGGCCGCGGTGAACCGTTCGCCGGCTTCGACCAGAGCAGCACCACAACCACGATCAGCACGACGAGCAACGCGATCAACGCGGGATCGATGTGGGATGTCATCTCAGGTTCTCCACAGGGGGCAACGGCCACCGATGAACACTCATCGGTGGCCGCATGGGAAACCGATGCGACGTGCTACGCCGACGGCGTGCTTTCGGTGACGGCCGTGGCGATCGTGTCGGCCTCAGTGTTGATCTCGTTGGCGAGCGCCAGCGTGGCGGCGCGATCGCCGGCCACAGTCACCATCTGGGCCGCGAGCCCCTTGAGCAACGCGATGGCGGAGTCGCCGACCGTCTTGATCTTCGCAACGGAGGCGGTGAGGGCGTCAACTTCTGCGGACATGGGATTCTCCTCTAGGTTTGTTTCGGAATTGCATCGATGGTCGCTT